TTGTATTTATGCAATGCACATGGATTACCGCCTGTAGAATCATTCTTGCTCGATATTATATCAGGAGTGAATGGTGGACTTACACTTAATCAGAATCAAGTACCAGTCTCCTCTTCGATGGTTCGTAGATATAGTACTTCTGATATTGCGATTGTTGAGTTGAAATGTCGCCCCCCTGGCAAAGACATCGTGAAATATATGCCCCTCCGCACACCCATGCTAAATGTAGAAGGCGTGCACCTGAGTCGTGATATTAACGGAATCTCGCATGTAAGTCCAGTCCATAATATAAGGCCCTCACGTCATAGGTGGATGAGTCACTCCACACAAGCTGAGGCTGATATGTGGACTGGTACAGCTGAAGTGCCCACTGAACTCGGAGATTGTGGGAACGTTCTATTTTCCATGACGCCTGTGGGTCCTATGGTTTTAGGTATCCACACATTGGGTAAGGGTAATCGAGCCGTGGCCATTGCATTATGCCGTGTTGATGTAGAGAAGTGGATAGCACCATTTGGGATTCAGATTTCACAAGGTCAAATCAACGTCTCTGTTCCCAGCGTCAAACGCACTATTGGTCCACTGAGTGTACAAAGTGTTGTACGTACTGTTGACGGTATTGGCACTGTCTATGGCTCCTTTCAGGACGAATGGCGACCTCGACAAACTTCCACTGTCGGACCAACCTATATCGCAGAGAGTGCAGCACGGTATGGATACCAGTCAGCTCGTGTACCTCCCATTATGGGCAAACATGTATGGAAATACGCTTATGAACAGATGATTCACCCTAAAGATTTAATGGACCCCGATATTCTCGTTCAAGCTAGTGATAGTTATCTAGACAAGACATTACCATCATTTAAGGATGTGTCTTTACAACCCTATTCACTCCACGTAGCACTTAATGGTATACCCGCTATAAAGTATTGTGATTCAATTAATAAACGATCTAGTGCAGGGGCACCGTATAGAAAGAGCAAAGAATACATCTTACTGCCTATAGATGGTAGCGATGAAGTTGATGTAATAGACGAGGTTAAGGATGAAATAGATAGAATGAAAACTATATACCTAGCAGGAGAAAGATGTCATCCCATATTCATGGCTCACCAGAAAGATGAGGCTATTTCGGAGAAGAAAAATGCAGCCGGTGCAGTTCGTGTATTTGCTGCTAGCGGCGTTGCAATGACACTATTATCCCGCATGATGTTACTTCCGTTGATTGTGCATATGATGAATAACCGCATATTGTTCGAGAGTGG